CTTCAAAAAATCTCCGGGGGGATTTTTGCCAGATGTTTTCTAAGGCATATGAGCGGGTTATCTTTTTTACTTCCAAGATTTGCGGCTATTTTGCTTGGGAAAACGGGCTCCTTTCATATATAGAACTATACATATAGGCATGATATTTTTTCAATAACTTGTTCATATGTCGTATAAAGCATCTGGAAAGAGTATAAAAAGGGGTGATAAAATTTGGAATTTATATTTTACAATTCAAATCCTAAAGACATTCATGTTGAAGATTGTGTAATTAGAGGTCTTTCTTTATTTTTAGATCAAACGTGGAATGAAATTTATATTTTTCTCTGCGAAAAGGGTTATGAACTAAAAGATCTTCCCTCATCAAATATTGTTTGGGGAAGTTTTTTAGAGGATCTTGGATATAAAAGAAATATCCTTCCAAATACATGCCCCGTATGTTACACAGTAAAGCAATTCTGTAAGGATTTTCCTTTAGGTAAATATTTATTGGGAACTGGTGACCATATTTTAGTTGTAATAGATGGAAATTATTACGATACATGGGATTCTGGCGATCTTACTCCAATATATTATTGGGAAAAAGATATGAATGAGGGGAATGTTAATGAATAATATTTATGGAAATAATTTTTTAGGTGGATCTCCATACAGTCAACCGATTAATAATGTTCCACAACAGAACATAATAGTCGTTCCAATTAGTGGAGGCGATGAGGCCGTTAAATCTTATCCGGTTGGAGCCGGAAATACCGTTCTTCTTCTAGATTATCCGAATAAGAAATTCTGGCTTAAGAGCATGGAAGCTGATGGTTTTAGATCGACTATTGTTTCTCACACTTTTTCCGTTGACAAAGATTCTAATGATAACGGAGAGTTTGTTACAAAACAAGAATTTAATGAATTAAAAAAGATGCTGGACGATTTAACAAAGTAAAGAGGTAATTTTATGAATCCCAACCAAATAATCAATGCTTTTGGAGGATTTCAGAATTTTCAAAAGCAATTTAATATGTTTGCTAATAACTTTAGAAGTCCGAACAACTTGACGCCGCAACAATTAGTTCAGAACGCTTTAAATAGTGGAAAAATGACACAGGAGCAATTTGACCAGTATAGGCAGATAGCAAACCAACTTACTGGTAAAAACTTTTAACTGATACTAATTCGCGAATAGTATAAAAATTCAAAATGGGAGGTCATTTTATGACTTATGGTGAAGGCGGAAATCTCTCCGCTGCTGATGTTGCGGCTGTAATGGGTAATCGTGGCGATGGCTTCGGTTTCGGTGGAGACGGAGCTTGGTGGCTTCTGGTTCTCTTCCTTTTTGCAGCAAACGGAAATGGCTGGGGCAATGGTTTCGGCGGTAATTCAGTTCCTTATATCAGTAACGATGTTCAGAGAGGTTTTGATCAGCAGGCATTAGTAAATGGTATTTCTGGTCTTAACACTTCTATGAACTCTCTTGCTATGGGACTTCAGAACTGCTGTTGTGAAAATCGTGCAGGCATCGCAGACTTAAAGTATACGATCGCAACAGAAAATTGTGCTGATAGATCAACAATCAATGATGGTATAAGAGACATTATTGCTAATCAGACAGCAAATACTCAGGCAATTCTTGATAAGCTTTGCCAGCAGGAAATTGATGCTCTTAAGACCCAGAATGTTGCTCTTCAGAATCAGATCAACATGGCGACTCTTAGAGAGTCACAGACTGCACAGACAGCTCAGATTCTTGCAAATAATCAGGCACAGACTCAGGCTCTTGAGCAGTTCCTTAATCCCACTCCGGTTCCGGCCTATATGGTACAGAACCCGAATTGTTGCACATCAAATAACTACGGTTGTGGTTGCGGAGTATTGGGTTAAGGAGGTGGCGTAAATGGCTGAATCTTCGGCGAACGCCATTCAAATAGTTAATCCCGGTGAATCTATTGTATTTACTACAGACGTAAATCCTTGTGCTAGAGGATTTGTTAGACACAGAGAAGGAACTGGAAACTTTGTACTTAGTGGTTGGCTTCCGCCATATTATGGATGCAGATGTAAAGCTCCTAAAACAGCAAATTATCTTGTAGATTTTGGAGCAAATATTTCTATTCCCGCTGGCGGAACGATTGAACCAATATCTGTAGCTATTGCTATTGATGGCACCACAATACCGGCTAGTACGATGATAGTTACTCCTGCTGCTGTAAACGAATTTTTTAATGTTAGCAGAGCAATTAATGCTGATATTTGGAGAGGTTGTTGCGAAACTATAACAGTTAGAAACACAAGTTCTCAGCCTATTCAGGTTCAAAATGCTAATATTATATTTTCTAGACCGGATCTTAATATTACTAGATAGAAAGGGGGATTATAATGGAAGAAACAATTAGAAAGTTAAAAAGTATGGCTGAAGATGAATTTAAAGACATTATAAATAAAGGCCATATGAATCCTATGGATGTTGATATGTCAACTAGACTTCTTTGTCTTATAGAAAAGGCAGATCTTGTTATGGAAGAGGAAGGATATTCTTCTAGAAGAAGGTCAATGCGTTCTTCTATGTATCCTCATGATTCTTATAGTGATGATAGAGACTCATATGCTTATAGAGATAATTCTTATCGAGATGATAGAAACTATAGTACACACAGTATCAAAGATAGAATGGTTGATAAACTCGAGCAGATGATGTCTGAAGCAAAAACTGATCACGAGAAGGATATTGTCAATAAGTGGATCGATAGGATTTCTAGAGATTAAATAATTTAAAATAGAGGAGCTAGTAAGATTTAAATAAAAGATATTTTGCTTCTGATATGATTTTATTAGCTCCTTTTGTTTTTTATATTTAAAAAGGAATGATAAAATGGCCGATACAAAAAAGAGAAGGCCTCCTGCTCGAACTTTAGAATCTAGAGAGAATCAAATGATCGATTATGCTATAGATTTAGCAGAAAAACAACTTTTAGAAGGTACTGCTTCTTCTCAAGTTATAACACATTATTTAAAATTAGGTACAACGAGAGAAAGGCTAGAAAAAGAAAAACTTCAAAAGGAAAATGAACTTTTAAAAGCCAAAACAGAAGCCCTTCAATCTGCTAAACGAATAGAAGAGCTTTATCAGGAGGCAATGGATGCCATGAAATCTTATAGAGGTCAGGAAGATTATGATGAAGAAGATTAGGAGCTATTCGGAATTAATCGAACTGAAAACATTTGAAGAAAGATTCGAATATCTTAGACTTAATGGTCAAGTTGGAAAAGAAACATTTGGATATGAACGCTTTTTAAATCAAGCATTATATAGATCAAAGATTTGGAGAAATGAAACTAGACCGTTTGTTATTGCTAGAGATAGCGGATGCGATTTAGGAATACTTGATCGTGAAATAAATGGAATAATAGTAATTCATCACATGAATCCGATAACAATTGATGATATAGAAAACGACAATCCGATGATATATGATCCCGAATTTCTAATATCTTCTTCATCTATTACCCATAACGCAATCCATTACGGAGACGATAGTTTATTGATTAAAGATTTTAAACCAAGATTTCAAGGCGATACAAAACTTTGGTAACAAAGGAGAAATTTCAAAATGGAATATAAAATTGTAAAAAAAGATGATGAGCTTTATCATTACGGAGTCCTTGGAATGAAATGGGGAGTTCGAAAAGACCGATATAAAAGCGGATATAAAGCTAGAAGAAAAAAGAAAGCAGAAGCATATTTGCGAGAATTAGAGAAAAAAGCAAAATCCTATGAAAAAAGAGGAGACTATAAGTCCGCAAAAGCAGTAAGATCTGAAATTAATAAATTAAGAACTAAATCTAATACTTCTGAAAAAAAGTCAAAAGAAAAAGAAATTAAAAAAGATCTATACAAAAGAAGATCCACTCTTTCCGATAAAGATTTAGATTCAATAATTAAACGCTTAGAAAAAGAAAAAAGATTAAAAGATTTAACAGATAGCGAAGTTGCTCCTGGAGAAGCTTTTGCGAAAAAAATACTTCTTAAAACTGGAGAAACTTTAGTAACTGTTGCTGCTACAGCGGCGGCTGGATATGTTATAAAGAAATTTGACGAACGTTTAGGTAAAAAATATGAAATAAGCGTTAAGGATTTAATATCATATACAAGCACAAAACCGAAAAAATAAAAAGGATGATATAAGTGAGCCTCTCTAATACAGCCGTACCAAAATATTATAAAAAATTTAGAGAATCAGTTTTAAATGGCGAAATTCCAGTAAACGAAGAAATGGCAATGGAAATGAACCGAATTGATTCTCTTATAAAAAATCCAGGAATATATTGTGACAATGAAGCTGTAGAAGGATTTGTGAAATTTGCTGAATCTGAAATGACACTAACAGATGGTTCTGATTTATATTTATTAGATACTTTTAAATTATGGGCTGAACAACTATTTTGTTGGTATTATTTTATAGAACGAAGCATATACGTTCCTTATAAGGATGGTCATGGCGGAAGATACATGACAAAAAGAATAAAAAAGAGACTTATAAATAAGCAGATTCTAATTGTAGGACGAGGAGCTGCTAAATCTTTATATTCTTCTTTAATTCAAGCATATTTTCTTAATGTCGATCCGTCGACAACTCAGCAAATAGTTACAGCCCCGACAATGCGTCAGGCGCAAGAGATAACAACTCCAATAGTTACAGCTATTTTAAGAGCGAAAGGCCCGTTATTCCAATTTTTAACAGAAGGATCATTACAAAATACTACTGGTTCTAAAATGAATCGATTAAAGTTGGCATCTACAAAAAAAGGAATTGAAAATTTCTTAACAAATTCTATAATTGAAATAAGACCAATGTCTATAGATAAACTTCAAGGCTTACGCCCAAAAGTTACTTCAATAGACGAATGGCTTTCTGGAGATACAAGAGAAGACGTAATAGGTGCTATAGAACAGGGTGCCGCAAAGAACGATGATTATTTGATAATTGCAACAAGTTCGGAAGGTACCGTACGAAATGGCGCCGGTGATACTGTCAAAATGGAATTAATGAAGATTTTAAAAGGAGAATATCTAAATCCTCATATTTCTATATTTTGGTATAAACTTGACGATGTTAAAGAAGTAGGCGATCCTTCCACATGGTTAAAAGCTAATCCAAATCTTGGAAAAACTGTTACGTACGAAACATATCAGTTAGAAGTTGAAAGAGCCGAAAACAATCCTGCTGTTAGAAACGACACATTAGCCAAAAGATTTGGGCTTCCTATGGAAGGTTATACATATTTCTTTACATATGATGAAATTCAACCTCATAGAGAAAGATATTTTTCTGGAATGCCTTGTTCGCTTGGTATAGATCTTTCAAGAGGAGATGACTTCTGTGCTTTTACATTTATATTTCCGCTATCTGATGGAAGTTTTGGAGTAAAAGCTAGATCTTATATATCTTCGACGACTCTAAAAAAACTTCCAAGTGCTATGCGTGCCAAGTACGAACAGCTTATGAACGAAGGAAGTCTTATAGTATTTGAATGCGTAGTCCTTGATATGGACTTGGTATATGAAGATATTGACAGATTTATTCTCGATATGGATTATGATGTTAGGTCTGTTGGATATGATGTTTATAATGCTTCTTCGTTTATAACTAGATGGGAACAAGAAAATGGACCTTATGGAATAGTAAAAGTTATTCAAGGTGCAAGAACAGAATCGGTTCCTCTAGGTGAACTTAAAACTCTAGCCGAATCTAGGATGCTTTTATTTGATCAGGAACTTATGGTCTTTACAATGGGAAACTGCATCACTATAGAAGACACCAATGGAAATCGAAAACTTCTCAAAGAAAGACACGATAAGAAGATCGATAATGTTTCTGCTATGATGGATGCTTATGTCGCCTGGAAAGAAAATAAAGAAAATTTTGAATAAGGAGGAATTAAATGGACGAATCAATTTTAATAACTATTAAAAAGATGCTTGGAATTGCTCCTGAAGACGGTGCTTTTGATACAGATATTATAACCCATATAAATACGGTAATAAATGATCTTTATCAATTGGGAATCGGATCTGGTTCTTTCTTTATAGAAGATGGATCAGAAGAATGGTCAGATTATGTTGAGGATATAGAACGTTATATGGCCGTAAAAGATTATATCTATATTAAAACAAAATTAATATTTGATCCTCCTTTATCTTCTTTTTTAATAGAAAATTTAAAAAAACGACTCGACGAATTAGAATTTAGACTTTTAGTTCAAAAAGACGTTGAAATTCAAAATGGGGAGGTTTAAATAAAAATGCCTTCTATAAAAGATAGAATTATTCATGGATGGAACGCATTTAAAGGCGTCGAACAATATACGCCATCATATAAAGATATAGGTTATAGTCTTAGACCAGATAGGCCAATATTTTCTAGAGGAAATGAAAGGTCTATAGTAACTTCTATATTTAATAGGATAGCGCTTGATGTGGCTTCTGTAAAAATAAATCATATAAAAAATGATAAAAAAGGAAGATTTCAGCAAATAATAGACGACCCATTAAATGAACGCTTGACGCTTTCGGCTAATCTCGATCAAACTGGACGAGCTATGATAATAGATTTAGTAGAATCCATGTTTGACGAAGGATGCGTTGCGGTCGTTCCAGTAGATACATCAATAAGTCCAAATGAATCAGGATCTTATGATATAGAATCTTTACGAGTTGGAAGGATCATGGAATGGTATCCCGATAAAGTAAAGGTAAAACTTTATAATGAGAAAACGGCAAAAAAAGAAGAAGTAATTTTGTCTAAAAAGTTTGTTTCTATTATAGAAAATCCACTCTATGCTATAGTAAACGAACCAAATTCTATTTATAAAAGGCTCATAAGAAAAATGAATCTTTTGGATGTTATAGATGAGCAAAGCGGTTCTGGAAAATTGGACATTATAATTCAACTTCCATATTCTCTCAAATCTCAAACTAGAAAAAATGAGGCTGAGAATAGAAGACTTGAATTGGAAGCACAGTTAGCAGGTAGTAAATACGGAATAGGCTATATTGATGCTACAGAACACGTTACGCAGTTGAATAGAGCAGCAGATAATAATTTAATGACTCAGATAGAATATCTAACGAGAATGCTATACAGCCAGCTTGGTATAACTGAGGAAATATTAAAGGGTACTGCTGACGAATCAACAATGCTTAACTATTATAGTAGAACAATAGAACCGATTTTAGACGCCATAACTGATGAATTTAAAAGAAAATTTTTAACTAAAACCGCTAGATCTCAAGGACACAGTATAAAATACTTCCGAAATCCATTCAAACTCGTTCCATTAGAAAAACTTGCTGATAGTTCCGATAAGTTTATTAGAAATGCAGTTTTGTCATCGAATGAAATAAGATCAGAAATGGGATTTGTTCCTAGTGACGATCCGAATGCTGACAGATTGTATAATCCTAATATGCCAATGGATACTCAACCTCAAGATTTCCAAAATAAAAACGAGATTGAAGAAGATTATGAAGATCAAAACTATTAGAAAGGAGAAAATTCAAAATGGGAGTAAAATGTGATTTTTCCGGATGGGCAACTAAAAACGATCTTAGATGCTCTGATGGTCGTACAATAAGAAAAGACGCATTTAAAGATTGTGACGGTAAAAAAGTTCCTCTCGTATACATGCACCAGCATACAGATCCTGATAATGTTCTTGGTCATGCTATTCTCGAAAATCGAGAAGAGGGAGTATATGCTTATTGTACATTTAATGAGACAGAAAAGGGTCAGAACGCTAAAAAGCTTGTACAGCATGGCGATATTACCGCCCTTTCTATCTGGGCAAATAAACTTAAACAAGTTGGAACTGATGTAATGCACGGTGTGATAAGAGAAGTTAGCCTCGTACTGACAGGAGCAAATCCCGGAGCTCTTATTGATAGCGATAGTATTATACATAGTTTTGACGAGGACTATGAAGAGTCCGCAATAATCTATACAGGAGAATTAATTCATATGGATGACGAAAAAGAAATTGTTCATGAAGACAAAACCGTACAGCAGGTTTATGACGAATTTACTGATGAACAGAAAACCGTTGTAAATTATATGATTAGCGAAGCTATTAAAGAAGCCGCTAATGAAGAAATTAATCATAATGATGAAGATGGAGATGATTCTATGAAGCACAACGTATTTGAAAACGAAACAGAAAAGAATGAGAATGTTCTTACTCATTCTGAAATTGCCGAAATTATGAGTGAAGCTCAGAATAATGGCGCTTCTCTTAAAGACACTTTCCTTGCTCATAGCATTACGGATATTGATGTTTTGTTCCCGGACGCTAGAGCAGAGTCCAACACACCCGAGTTCTATAACCAGCCTGACGAGTGGGTAAGCAAGATTCTCAATGCTTGCCATCACTCACCATTCTCAAGAATTAAGAACCTTTATGCTGATATTACAATGGAGCAGGCAAGGGCTCTTGGTTATATTAAGGGCAATGAGAAGAAAGAAGAAGTAATCAAAGTATTCAAGAGAGTTACAACTCCTCAGACTATCTATAAAAAGCAGAAGCTTGATAGAGATGATATTATTGATATTACTGATTTCCCTGTAGTAGCATGGCTTAAGGGAGAAATGCAGGCTAAGCTTAAGGAAGAGCTTGCTCGTGCTATCATTACTGGTGATGGAAGAGATCCTGAATCGGAAGATAAGATCGATGAAGAGCATGTTCGTCCTATCGCTAACGAAGACGATATGTATGCCGAGAAAGTTACGATAGAGGTTCATATTCCACAGGATGTTACCGGTCTCGAGGCGGATTTTATGATGGTAGATCAGATTATGGACGCGATCATTCTCAATAGATCAAAGTATAGAGGAAGCGGTTCTCCTTCTCTTTATGTTCCTGCAGATTTCCTCCCTATTGTTCTTCTTAAGAAGGACGGCTTTGGTCGTAGGCTTTTTGCAACAAAGAAAGAAGTAGAAGATTATCTTAATGTAAAAGAAATTGTTGAGCTTCCGTTCCTTAATATTGGCGAGCAGTATAAAAACAATCCTGATGACTGGGACACAAATGTTAACTTCTTCTTCTTCCTTGTAAATCTTAACGATTATACAATCGGCGCAGATAAGGGTGGAGAGACAAACTTCTTCGATGATTTCGATATTGACTTCAACCAGTATAAGTATCTTTATGAGACTCGTCTTTCTGGTTCTCTTAGAAAGCTTAAGTCTGCTCTTAGATATCAGATCAAGTTCATAATTGATGAAGGCGGAGAGGGCTAATAATTCAAAATGGCTAGATTTTATAATAAAGTAGGATTCTCTAAAACAATAGAAACTAGCCCTGGTGTCTGGGAAGAACAGATAACTGAGCGATATTATTACGGGGATATTCTTAAAAATTATAAAAGATGGCAATCAAGCGAAAAATTAACCGATGATATAAATGTAGATCAGCAAATAAGTATTGTAGCAGATAATTTTGCTTACGAAAACTTAGGATATATGAGATACGTATATTATCGTGGGTCTAAATGGAAGATTAATTCCTTAGATGATTCGAATAGACCCAGAATTGTGCTGAATTTGGGAGGTTTGTACAATGGCCAGTAGACTAAATCTACAAACCGATTTAGAAAATTTTCTCGGTTCTAGAAATGTGTATTTTCAACCTCCCTTATCAGTACAGTTAAAATATCCCTGTATAATTTACAAAAGAAAAACTGGTGATACAAAATTTGCAAATAATATGCCTTATATTTTTGATAAAGCATATGAAGTAATGATAATTGATAAGAATCCAGATAGTAATCTTATTGATAAATTTGCAATGACGTTTCCAAAATCTAGATTTGATAGACATTTTACAACTGATAACTTAAATCACGACGTTTTTGTTATCTATTATTAAAGGAGGAAACTTTATGTCTAAACTTACATGGGATGGTATTGGCGAAAGACGTTATGAGACTGGTGTAGACCAGGGTGTCCTTTACCTCCTTAATACAACTTCTAAAAAGTATGATATGGGTTATGCTTGGAACGGTCTTACGAACGTTTCAGAGAATCCCGAAGGTGCTGAATCAAATCCTCAGTATGCCGATAACATTAAATACGTAGATCTTATCTCTGCAGAAGAGTTTAAGGCTACTATTGAAGCTTTCACATATCCTGATGAATTTGCTAAGTGCGATGGTTCTGCAGAACTTGATGATGGTATCATGGCTGCCCAGCAGTCAAGAGCTACATTTGGTATTTGCTATAGAACAAGAATTGGCAATGATGTTGATGGCGATGCTCATGGTTATAAGCTTCATCTTATTTATGGTTGTAAGGCTGCTCCTTCAGAGAAAGCATATGCAAGCATAAACGATAGTCCTGAAGCTATTACTTTTAGCTGGGACGTTAGTACAACTCCGGTTCCGGTACCTGGCTTTAAACCTACTTCAAAGATTGAAATTGATTCAACAAAGTGCGATCCCGATTTACTTAAACAGATCGAGGCTCTTCTTTATGGCACAGATGCCAGTCAGGGTCAGGAAGCTACAGATCCTCAGCTTCCGCTTCCTGAAAAGATTCTCGAACTTATTGGTAATGGTTAATTAATCCGTCCGTGGCCTCGGTAAAGGACATGATCCTTAGCCCGTGAAAGCTTGAATGCCTCTAACTGACCTTGAGGACAAAATCAGAAAGCCATTTGTTATATTTTATTGAAAAAAGGAGTTTTTAAAATGCTTAAAAAAACAATTACTTATACAGACTTTAATGGTAATGAAGTTAGTGAAGACTTTTTCTTCAACCTTTCAAAACTTGAATTAAGTGAACTCGAAATGAGTGTGGATGGCGGTTTTGCAGAATATATTAAAACACTTGTTCCGGAAGATCAGGATCCGAACGAGCCTATAAAAATTGATGCAAGAACCAGAGAAATTTGGAATATTGTCAAGCTTCTTGTCGATACGGCATATGGCGTTAAATCTGAAGATGGTAAGAGATTTAGAAAGACAGAAGAAGATCTTCAGGCTTTTAGAGAATCTAATGCTTATTCAGAATTTATTATGGAACTTGCAGAGAATCCCGATAAAGTAGAGGAATTTGTAAATGCTGTAGTTCCCAGCAATGCTTAAAATAAAAATACCCAGTATGGAACTCTGGGATGAAGGCAAAGAAGAATTTATATATACAAAAGAACAAGTCCTTCAAATGGAGCATTCTTTAGTCTCAATTTCAAAATGGGAGCAAAAATATCATAAACCTTTCCTTTCTTCCGATAAAACAATTGATGAGATTATAGATTATATTCGATTTATGACGATCACACAAAATGTGAATGACCTTGTTTTCCAAAACTTTCCTAAAAAATCCCTTGAAGAGATCTTAAAATATATTGAAGATCCGATGACTGCTACCACTTTTAATGAAAACCAAAAAAAGCCTCCTAATAGCAGAGAAATTATAACCTCTGAATTGGTTTATTATTGGATGGTAGCTTATCAAATTCCTTTCGAATGCCAAAAATGGCACATAAATCGTTTATTAACTCTCATAAGAATTTGCGATATAAAGAATGCTCCTCCTAAAAAGATGTCAAAAAGCGACATAATGTCTAGAAATAAAGCGTTAAATGCCGCTAGAAAGGCAAAATATAATACTCATGGATAAGGAGGAACCTCTATGGTACCAGATATGATGAATTCTCTTCCCTTAATGGATGAAGACGATATCACTGAAGAATTTATTAATAATTACGAAGATGATACATACGAAGCAGAGGAGGATGAAAATGAGTAATTCAAAACTTGTTTCATATAAAAAGATTACAAAGAATAAAACATCTCCTAGAAACCATAAAATCGACACAATTACACCTCATGTTGTAGACGGAAATCTTACAATAGAGGCTCTTGGTGCGCTTTTTAGTGGAAAAAGAGAAGTAAGTGCCAACTATGGAATTGGTTCTGATGGACGAATAGGCCAGTATGTTGACGAAAAAGATAGAAGCTGGTGCACAGGAGATAAAGCAAATGATCATAGAGCGATTACAATCGAGGTGTCTAATGATGGCGGTAAAGAAACTGGTTATCACATTTCGGATAAAGCTCTTAATAGCCTTATTAAACTTATGGCAGATATTGCTATTAGAAATGGAATCAAAGAACTCAAATGGAAGAATGATAAAAAGCTTATTGGAAACGTTGATAAGCAGAACATTACAGTCCATAGATGGTTTGCTGCTAAGGCTTGTCCTGGCGATTACATGATGTCAAAGATGCCGTATATTGTTAAAGAGGCAAACAAAATTATTGCAAAAAATTCAAAATCAGGATCAAATTCTAAAAAACAGCTTTATAGAATTAGAAAAACTTGGAAAGATGCCAAATCGCAGATAGGTGCTTTTGAAGATCTTAAGAACGCTAAGATATTCTGTGATAAGCATCCTGGATATTCTGTATTTGACTCAACTGGTAAGAGCGTTTATACGGTAAAAGCTCCTGTAAAAACTAATTTTAAAGTTGAAGTTAAGATCTCAAATCTTAATATTCGTAAAGGTCCTGGTACAAACTATGCTAAAACTGGTAAATTTACTGGTAAAGGAGTATTTACAATCATAGAGACGAAAGGAAACTGGGGACGACTTAAGTCTGGAGCCGGTTGGGTTTGTCTTGATTATTGTAAGAAGATATGAGAATTACATTAGAAAGCACTGGAAATTTCAAGAAAACTATGAATTTTCTAGAAAAAGCTTCTAATATGGATTTCGAAGACCTATTGAATCATTATGGCGAATTAGGAGTTATAGCATTAGCCTTAACAACCCCTATAGATACTGGTAAAACAGCATCGTCTTGGGATTATAATGTAAGAATTACAGACGATTCTGCTACAATAACATGGACGAATGATAATTTTACATCAAACGGGATTCCTATAGTCGTATTGATTCAATATGGCCACGGAACTAGAAATGGAGCATATGTCCAAGGACGAGATTTTATAAATCCAGCATTGCAACCAATATTTGATGATATTGCAGATAAAATTTCAGGAGAGGTGAAGAAGTTATGAGTACTATAGACGATCGTATAGTAAAATTGCGATTAGATAATGAAAATTTTGAGAAAAATGCTTCAATATCGATGAGCACTCTTGAAAAATTACAAAGCGCTTTATCTTTTGGTAAAGGAACAGATATAAGTGCCAACTTTAATCTTTCTGGAATTTCAAGTTCAGTCAATTCAATAGCTAATAGATTTTCAAATCTTGGAATAGTTGGAATGACTGCTCTTCAGAATATTACAAATTCTGCTATAAATTTAGGAAAAAGTGGAATAACAAATGTTCTTGAAAAAATATTTCAAGGCGGTAAGAAAAGGGCTTTAAATATCGAACAAGCAAAATTTCAGCTCGAAGGTTTAAAAGTTGCCTGGGATGATATTTCTGAAGATATTGATTATGGTGTAAAAGGTACTGCATATGGATTAGACGCTGCGGCTAGAGCAGCCTCTCAGCTTGTCGCTTCTGGTGTAGAAGTTGGAGATAGCATGAAAACCGCATTACGAGGTATTTCTGGTGTTGCGGCGATGACAAATTCAGAATACGAAGCAATATCTCCGATATTTACAACGATTTCTGGTCAGGGTCGAATGATGACCATGCAATTAAGACAATTGGAAAATAGAGGTCTTAATGCGGCGGCTACTTTAAGGGATTATTTTAATAGTAGTAGCGAATTGATGGACGAGTATTATAAAAGATATACCGAACATAAGAAAAAGAATGATGCAGAAATTCAAAAGGGATCTAAAGCCACAGAATCGGCAATACGAACAATGGTAACTAATGGTGCTATTGACTTTGAGGTATTCTCTAAAGCCATGGATAGCGCATTTGGTGAGCATGCTAAGGACGCAAATAAAACTTATGAAGGTTCATTGCGAAATGTTGGAGCGGCATTATCTAGAATTGGTGCTAAAATTCAAACTCCAAAGCACGAAGCTTTTAGAAGAATATACGTATCATTAATTCCAGTTATAGACAAAATTAGTTCCAAGTTAGATCCATTATTTAAATTATGGGAAAAAGGATTATATAAAGTCGCTGGTTTTATAACAAAAATATTAGATAGCTTGAAACTCGATTGGATAGATCATGTAATTAAAGCTATAAAAACATTATATTCAAATGTCACAAAAATAGGCGGAGCAATCGCAGAAGCTTTTAAAGAAATATTTCCTAAAGATTTAGGTAAGAACGCGTCGAATTTTGTTAGTAAATTTTCAGATTTTATTGCAAAATTCAAAATCAGTGAAAAAACTTTAGAAACAGTTAAGAATATTTTTAAAGGATTATTCACTGTAATAAAAATTGTCGGCAGTGCTTTTCTATTTTTAGGTAAGATTATTAAAAAAATACTTACATTCTTCGGCGGATTAATAGCAAAACTAGGTGAAACATCTGGAAGCTTTAGCGATTTTGTTAAAGGAATAAAAGAATATATCGAAGCGAGTGGTATAATCGAAAGAACCACTTCTAAAATAGATGCCGTTCTAACTTTTCTTAAAGACATTTTTACAAAAGCAAAGCACAAAGTTATAATCGCTATAACAAAAATTAAAGAAGCTATAAAATCTCTATTTGGATCCAGTAAAGATGTTGAAAAATTTGGTAAAAAAATCGGAAATGGTTTTGATGATATAACAACAAAACTTAAAACTTTTAAAGAAAATGTTGATAAAATTCTTGATCCAATAAAAAGAGCATTTAAATCATTTAGTGATAAATTATCAATAGCATTAGCTCCTATAAAAGATAAATTTGTTGATGCTTTTGGAAAATTAGATTTGTCTAAAGTCTTTGAAAGCGGAGTAATGGCTGGATTATTATCTATTGTTATAAAACTTGTAAAGACGTTTAATACATTTTTAGACAAATTAGGTCAACTCGGTATCGGAGAAAAAATCGGCGGGGTTTTGGATTCTGTTAGAGCTTCTTTACAAGCTTATCAAGATGATTTAAAATCTCAAAAAATATTAAGAATTGCCGAATCATTAGTTTTGCTAGCCGTTGGTATTTTAATATTGTCTAAGATACCATTTGTTCCTCTTGTTAAAGGACTGGGAGCAATGACTATATCTTTGTTGGCTATGGTCGGTATTATGAAACTGCTAAGCATGGTTGTGACTACTGGCGAAAAAGGTAATAGTGGAGCATTAGCAAAAGCAGCAGTAGCATTTATAGAACTTGGTGCGGCAATGATTCTACTAGCTTTGGCTTTAAAAATAATAGCATCTGCTAATCCAGAAACAATGAATAAATCATTTGGCATTCTTGTTGGATTGCTAGTCGGTATAGTTTTAGCGGTTAATAAATTAGCATCAGATAAAGCTAATCTTGGATCAGCGGCATTATTAATTTTGGCAATATCGTTTTCAATGTCAAAAATAGCAAAGGCATTAAAGAAGTTATCTAAAATTGATCCGGCAGCGTTAGGTTTAGCGTTAGGCACTATGATAACATCTGTTGGTCTTATAGGAATGCTTATTGGTTTCTCAAAAGAGGTCAAAAACTCAGAAATAGAATCCATGGCAGTTATTTTGATAGGCTTTGCGACTAGTATGTATTTGATAGCATTAGCTTTTCAGCAATTTGATAAGGTTCAAAATATAGGAAATGGTCTTCTCGGAATGGTAGCAGCGCTTGCAGCTTTGGGAGCTTTTGTCGGAGTTATGCATTTTGCAAAAATTAATCCAACAGAATTAATAACTTTATCAGGATCACTTATTATATTTGCTGGTGCAATGCTGATATTATCGGTTGCTATGGAAAAGCTCGGCAAGCTTCAAATGGATGAGATAGGACGAGGTTTTATAGCTATATTTGGCGCTTTTGGCGGTATGCTATTAATAGCTGCAGCTTTCTCATCATTTATACCAGCCTTTGCAGCATTTGCCGTTGTTCTAATTGGAATAGGAGCAGCGTGTTTACTCGTGGCTACATCTGTTCTAGTATTTGCCACTGCATTAGGAATTCTTGCAGTTACTGGAGTTGCTGCTATACCGGCATTGATAGCTTTGATAACAGCATTCTGTGCCACACTTCCAATGGTCGGCAAAGCTTTAGGATCTTTCTTAGTAATGATGATACTCGAAATCCTTAATAATATGACCCTTATCAATGAGACAATACTTAACATGTTTGTTTCATTACTTGAAACCATTCTTATATTTATGCCAGTTATTACGGATCTTGCTTTACAGATTTTATTGGCATTCTTAAATGGTATAAACGAACATATGGTAGAAATAACGCAAGTTGGAACAGAACTTATAGTTAATTTTATAATTGGAATTCTTAATGGACTTGCTGAGACTGCCGGAGATCTTGTCGATGCGACATATAATTATATTGTTTCTTGGATAAACGCTATTGCGGATGGTATGGACGAGCATACAGACGAAGTTCTTGATGCGCTTGATAGACTTTGGGAAGCAACTAAGAAAGCGGCTTTAAAAATCTGGGATAGAGCATCAACAAAGGTAAGAGAATGGGGGACCAAACTTATAGAAACCTTTAAAGAGAAAGCATCGCAAGCATGGACAAAGGTTAAAAATTGGTTCGCTAGCCTTCCTCAAGAAATAAAGGATAAAATATTAGAAAAAATAGATAAGATAAAGGAAATAGGTTCCGATATCATGACTAATATAAAAGAAGGTCTTCTTGGTGGATTAAAAAAGGTTACAGATGCTGCCTCTAATATTGGTCGAGCAATTCTCGATGCATTTAAAGGAAAGAAAGCTCTTGATGAGAGATCTCCCTCACATGCTGCAGAGAAAATTGGCGAGTATGCCGATAAAGGATTAGTTAATGGTCTTAAAAAAGGTAAAAAAGAAATCGTTAGCGTAGTAAACGACATTTCCAGCGATGTAAAAAGCGGTCTTAACGATGTTCCGGATAGACTTCATAGTATATTCGAGGATATAAAAGACCATCTTGGCGTTAATGATAGTCCGGTAATTAAACCGGTGGTTGATCTTTCAGATGTAGAGAAATCTGGATCAAAAATAAATTCTATATTTGGATCTAGTTCTGTTTCTGGAGGTTTCTTAAATTCTATATTACCAACAAAAAATCTTGCTTCTGGAATAGGAGCATCTCAAGGAGATATTCTTAACGATCCAAAAATGGCTTCTAGTCTTAGAAACTTTACATTTATTCAAAATAATAATTCTCCAAAGGCGCTTTCTAGAATTGATATTTATCGTCAAACTAGAAATCAACTTGAAGATTTTAAGGAGTTGGGTATGTTTGATAAGACAGGTTAATATCATTAACGATCTTGGAGAAAGATTAATTATGGAACTTGATAGCCCTGAGAAATCGGGGCTTATAGTTCTTAATATAGAGGGAATAGGACCTGAAAAAGCAAATCTTAATATAGATGACTCATCAAATGTTGATGGCGGCATATTTAATTCAGCAAAAATCCCGACAAGAAATATAAGATTTTCTCTAAGATTTTGGGATCTTCCATCTATTGAACAGAATAGAAGAAAAACCTATAGATATTTTCCTTTGACAAAGAAGATAAAAATGGAGTTTATAACCGATTTTAGACAAGCATATATTTATGGCGTTGTGGAATCGAATACCCCTAACATATTTTCAAAAGAAGAGGGATGTTCTATTTCTGTTTTATGCGAGGATCCTAATTTCTACAAAATTAAAGGTAATGAAGAGTATAACATAGAAAATTTTTCTGATACAATTGGAGCTTTTTATTTTCCTTTTATACAAAATCCGATAAACGAAGATTTAGAATCTAATCGTGATGGATTTATATTTGGCGAGCGATTTGAATCCAATGCGTATTCTTTAGTAAATAACGACGGCGACGATGATTGCTATCCAATTATAAGATTACATAATTTTAGCGCTGGAACGCATAATATAAATATAAAAAATCTTATAACAAATGAGGAGTTAGTAATAGAGAACATTGTAACGTCCGATGAATATGACGAATTAATTATTAATTCCACAAAAGGAAGTAAAGAAATATATTTATACAATTCACTTACCGAAGTTAAAACAAATAAAATAAATTCAAAAACAATAAGCAGCGATTGGTTATCATTAATAAGGGGAGATAATTTGTTTTATTGTTCTTCTTTAGAAACTGATAGTTTCAAAGCGGAAGTTCGATTTAAAACAATTTATAAGGGTATATAAATATGGAACTACAAATTTATAAACCATCAAATTTTGTAACTATGAACAATCCGATTCTAATATCAATTATAGATAAATTTAAATCTGTTATATGGAAAGAAAGATATAATGGATATGGAGATTTTGAATTATATGTTCCCGTTTATGATAGACAGATAATAGATCTTATAAAAAACAATAATTCATCATTTGATATTTTGAATTTTCTAGTCGACTTAAAAGATAATGACTCGACAATGATTGTTGAAGATATAAGATTAGAAACAAGTATTGAAAACGGCGATTATTTTATAGTTACTGGAAGATCTATGGAATCTATTTTGGAAAGAAGATGTATTTTAAGCAAAACAACAGTAAAAGGAAATCTAAATACTTGTATAAAAAAACTTTTAAATAAGCATGCTATATCTCCATCAGATTCTAATAGAAAAATTAATAACTTAGAATATGAAGATTCTACGGATAATTATATTTTAGGAATTACGATATCTGCTCAGTTTACAGGCGATAATTTATATGATACAATCGTTTCTATTTGCGATGTTTATGGATTGGGTTTTGAAATAAAAAGAAAATATTATAAAACAGGGAATATGTCCGATTTTAATACTTTTGTATTCAGACTCATAAGAGGAAAAGACAGGTCATATGATCAGTCGGAAAATCCATATGTTATATTTTCTTCTGATTACGGAAATATATTTAGTAGTAACTATAAATATTCTTTATCTAATCAAAAAACATTTGCTTTAGTAGCAGGAGAAGATTTGGGAATTGGCGCAAACAGAAGAACTAAAAATGTATATATTCCAAATTATTCCAATAATAAAAATTGGAGATTGAAAGAGTTATTTGTAGATGCTAGGGATCTTCAATCAGAATTAGAAGATGGAACTCAGATGTCCGATGAAGATTATATGGCTACTTTGGAAGAACGTGGATACGAAAAATTAACCGAACATATTCCTACAGACGAAATAGAAGGAGAATTTGATCCTAATGGTAACTTTAAGCTCGATAGAGATTATTTTTTGGGCGATCTTGTGCAAGTTGAATACCCTGTAACTGGAATTTCTAAAAAATCAAGAATATCAGAAACAATTTTATGCGAAGATTCTAATGGAATATCGTATATACCAACAATAGACGTACAAGAGTAAGGAGGAATACTTATGGCTATAGAATCTGGATTTTACGATTCTTATAATAACGATAGAGTATATTATTCGTCGCATTTTAGTAAAGCTTTAGAAGGTGTATTATGTGACGGAGTATTTCCTAATATTGGAAATGTATTCAATATGGACTTTTATGCTTATAGAAAAATGAGAGTTTATACCGGAAAAGCATGGATAAAAGGGCATTGGGTAGAAAATACATCAACAGCTCTTTTAAATCTTTCCGAGATTTCTACTACCGGAAATAAAAGAGCGGATACAATATATTTAGAAGTTGATAATTCCATAGATGGCCGCATCGCAACTTTAAAAGTTTATGAAGGAACAGAAACATCTGGAACCCCTGAACCTTATATTGTTCCGTCAACAGAAAATAAATATGTTCTTAATCTTGGATATGTAATTGTTGGCGATAGCTTAGCAACTAGCTCGATTCATTCTTGGATCGGAACTAATATTTGCCCATTTGTTAATTATCTTGCTACTGAAGGACAAGTTTCAGAAGCTATGATGCATATAACCGAAGAACTAGAAAATTTAAAAGATGATTTAGATAATTTATTTTTTAAAAATGGAGATAGCATCGATATATCCTGGAGAGGATCTGGATATGTAACAAATAGTAGAAAAAATATTATATTTTCTGTTCCTCTTCCGAAAGCTATTCCAGAAGGAATAATCTTAAAATTGCATCCTACTTCTTCTTTGAACGAAGGAACCGTCGAACTTAAAGCTATTCAAAATGGAAATTATATTAATTATGAAGGTGCAAGCAGTTATGATATCATATTAGCTAGGAATTATAATCCATCTTGGAATTCATCAAATAAAGGTTTTATAACGTTCACATTACCAAATCCGGCAAACGAAGCATGGCCGAATTCAATAAATAATGATACATGCGGAATTATTGTTAACTTTGTACTTTATGCATTTTCTCAAACTTAAGAGGTGATAAACTATGTCAGATAATTTAGAATATCCGCAGAGCAGGACAGAAAAAATATTAATGAATATTCTTGATAAAATTTCTGGCGGATCCGGAAATAAAGAAGATATTATTAAAATAAGAGATCGATCAGAATATCATGGAAAAATAACAAACATTGAAAATAATAAAATAATAGATTATAAACAAATCGATCCGATTGAGGGGTCTGAAAAGAAAGAAATTGGGATTCGTATTTATATTATTTTAGCCGATGGGTTAGATAATCCAGAAGTTAACGAAAGATATTTTTCTGATATAAGAGATTTTTATAGTGATTATGATTACGAAAATATTCGCTTTTATACAGGAGAAAATTGGTATATAAATGCTAATTATATAGAAGATATGAAGTCGGGTCTTGAATCTATGGATCCTGATATACGCGTTGATGGAACAATAACTTTTCAAGTATCTGCGGGCTTTGAAAAATATAATTTAAATAATAGTTTTGCTAACTTGATGCTTGATTTATTGATATCTAACATCCCGTCAGAAGTATATTCTCAATATTATTCCGCATTATATGAGATTATAGATAACATTGAACATGTAGATCGTATAGAGTTTGATTATAAAGGAAATGACAATATTGTATTTGAATTTCCTTTAAGTAGTTTCTAAAGATATGAGGTGAATATTTATGTCATATGATTTAGATTATCCTCAGAGTAGAATTGAAAAAATAGCTATTGATATTTTGGAAGAAATTCAAAAACCAGAACCGACACCGCCTCCTACTGGAACTATTAATATTTCCGAAAACGGCGAGTATGACGTAACGGAATACGCAACGGCTAATGTAAATGTAGCGGGAAGTATGGCGGGAGGTTATACAGTTACATTTATGGTTAACAGCGAGACTTACTATATTGCTTCTTGTCAACAGGGCGAAAGTATAACAGAGCCGCCGCCGCCACAGAGCACAAGTAGTGCCTTTAAGGAATGGAAAGACAAAAATGACAATGTTATCACATTTCCTTATGTACCGAGTGCAGATACTGAGTTGACAGCAATATTTGTGCCAGCTTCGTTTCTTGTGCATTTTGATAATTCCGTTCAAGATGAAACTGGTGCAACAGCCACCAATGTACAAGGCACTCCAACATACGCAATAGGCAAATTTGGACAGGCTATTGTCGGTGACGGTAACACTACAATAAAATATCAGAGCGACATGGCGTTTAAGTACGATGCGGCAACAAGTCCATTTACTCTTGAATTTTGGTTTTATTGTTCAACAAATAATGATTATAACCGTTCAATTTTTGGGTTCGCAGATAGCACTCCGTCAAATGACAATGGCTTGATTTATGCAAACGGGAATAAGGTCGGGTTATATAAGGGCGGACAAAAAATATATGTAAATAGTGTTGGTACAAACGATTGGCACCATATAGCATTTGTTTTTACCTCAACCGGCTCCAAAATATTTGTTGACGGAGAATTAAAAGCAAGCAATAGTTTTGTATATAACACAGGAACTTCAAATATAGCAAGCCTTATGGGTAACGGAAATAGCGGTTTAGAAATGCTGAACGGTGTAAGTCTTGACGAGTTTGCGATATTCCCTTATGAAAAATACACGGATAATTTTACGCCGCCAACACAACCGTATTAAGAGGTGAAATGAATGGCAAATAAAGATTTTCAAAACGGATTAATTGTCGGTCTTGACGCAGGAAGCACGCCCGTTAAGGTAAAGGTGCACACAGTATAATGACAGAAAACACAAGATTAGTAATAGAACTCGTCATATCTGTTATTTTAGGATTTATCGCATCATCTGGATTCTGGGGCTTCCTCATGCATAAAATGGATAAACGCGAAAAAGAAGATGCCAAACTAAAAATGATGGAAGAGATGCTGATAGGTCTCGGACATGATAGAGTTATGTATTTAGGGACGTCTTTTATAGACAGAGGGTACATTACTTCGGACGAATATGAGAATTTGCATGATTATTTATATACGCCTTATGAAAAGATGGGCGGAAATGGTTCCGCAAAGCATATTATGGATAAAGTAGATAAATTGCCGATTTATAAATCAAAGTACTCGCAGTAAAAACAAAGCCTATAATGAAATCTATTATGAAAGGAGGAGGTTCGCTATGAAACGTGACCTCAAGAAAAACAAGAAAAAATTGGAGGCAGAGATCGAAAAGACACTTAGCAAACTCGAATCTCTTGATCCAGTAGATGACAATGAAGCGTATTTGCAGAACATGGAAGTGTTAAGTAAACTTTATGATCTTAAAGAGAAGAAAAATAAGGTTAAAGTTAAGCCAGATACTTTGGTAGCTGCAGGAACGAATATATTTGGAATCTTGCTGGTGACATGGTTTGAGAAAGCAAATGTCATAACATCAAAAGCTTTCAATCATATTCCAAAAGTTTAAAGTGAGGGCGTGTGTAAAAGCACGCCTCCTCTTTTTTAGCATGATATACAAATGTTATATTTTTTTTTCGCAAAATTTACAATGGTTATAATGAAATACTATTAAAAACATTAGGAGGTATTTATTATGACAATGACGGTACATTTTGAAACTTATGTTATGATGAGGCAATTAGAAACTTATATTTGGGAAAAAATAAGCGATTGTTCCATTATTATTGGTATATTAAAACTTTGGTTTTATGTAAACATAATTATGGGTGTAAAATTAGCTTATATTTGTAGAGATAAAAGTGATGAGGAATTTGCCATTATAATTAAAGAAATGAAAAAATGCTTTAGTTGTTTTGATGAAATTAAACATTATAGCGTTATTTGCTAGTATTTCAAGAACGAGGTCTTATACAAGGCCTCAATCTTTTTCTCGCATATTTTACAACTCCTATAATGAAACATAATTATAAAAATAAAAGGAGGTAATGTTATGTTAACAATGGCACTTGTGCTTGTAATGGGCGCAGTCATAGTAGCAACATTAAGTGGATTAATTATGTTACACAAAATTTGCTTAAACGCAGCAAAAAGGTTTATTGACAAAAGAAATGAAAAGAGAGAGGAAGCTAAAAGGGCTGAATTTCATAAGAATTTTAAAAACATGGCAGCAGGGATTGCAACATGTGGACCTGATAACGTCGAGTTTAAAGACGGAAAGGTTTACATAAAAGGAACCTTGCAGGAATGGTTTTAATTCCTATGGAGAGAGGACTTACAATCCTCTTTCTTTTTTTTTCGCATATTTTACAATTGCTATAATGAAATACTATTAAGGAGGTATTTAAAAATGAATAAAAACATTCTTAAAACTGTAGGCGGTTTGCTTGGTGGAGCAGTAGTAGCGATCGGAAGCGTATTTGTTGGTAGATTGATCGAAGATGGAGTCGGAGGACTTATCGATGATCATGAAGCTAAAAGAATCGCTAAAGGTCACGAAGTACTCGAGGAAGCAATTAAGCTTTGCGAAGAAGAAAATAAAGATTCAGAAGACTAAAAAGTATTTCTAAAGAAAAAGGCGTAGTGTCCCAAGCGGGGTGCTATGCCTATCTTTTTTTCCTCGCAAAATTTACAAGGGCTATAATGAAATACTATTAAGGAGGTATTTAAAAATGAAAAAATCAGTATGGAAAATGATCGGTGGAGCACTCATTTCAGTAGTAGGAATGGTAGCTGCAGGAGCGATTGGAGGCAAAATGATTGGTGAAGGAATGGCAGAAAACATTCTTGAAACAGAAGCTGAAAATGGCGTAATTGCAGATACAGTTCTCGGAAATGAAGATTCCGATGATTCAGAAACTGAAACAAAAGAAGAAAACTAAATAGTATTAAAAGATGGGAGTCTTAATTACAAGGCTCCTTATCTTTTTCTACGGAAAGGAGCTTACATTTATGTTTTCAAGAAAAAAGAAAAAATCTAAAACTTTGCACTACTTGTCTACCAATTTCTATCCTTTTGGATTTGATGTTGTTACCGGAGATTATTCAAACGGTTTAACATCAGAAGAGCTCGAAGCTTTAAAGCTTATATTCGAGCAAAAACTTAGTACTCTTAAGGAAGTAGAATTTCCTTATAATTTTTAGGAGGTAAAAAATAGCTATGAAAAACAAAAGAAACATTTTTAGAGGCATCTCTAAAGAAACAGAAAAAATGGTCTATGGATCATTAATTGAGTATCGGGACGGAAAAACTTATATTGATTTAAGTCCTATGCCAGCAGAAACGCAATGTAATGGAAAAATTGTACACGAAGTATATTCAGAAACAGTTGGTCAGTGCACTGGTTTTGTCGATAAGAACGGAAAGTATATTTTTGAAGGAGATATACTAAAATTCGGAGATCGAACGGGATGGGTTATATTTGATTATGGTTCATTTAGAATCCGTCAGATTATTGCAAGTGAAATTATTGATTCAACATTTGAACCAACTTTAGCATTATTTAACGTTAAGATTATTGCAAACAAGTTTGAATCGTTTGAACGCGATGAGGATATGGTAAAATATTATATCCAAATTTGCAATAATAAAGGAAAATTTACCAATTATGGTTTTCGAGGTCCAATCCCAAAAAGCAATAAAAATCCTAAAAAATACGAAATGATGGAGTTTGCAGGCCATGAAGAATGGTATGATTATATTAATGATTATTTTAAGAAGGAGTCCTAATTATGAAAAATGAAATTATTAAATTTGCTTATACTGCTAAGAACGCAGTAATTAAGAATTCGCCGGCAATTCTAACTGGTTTAGGAGTTGGCGGACTTGTAACTACGGTTATATTTGCGATTAAAGCAACAAAAAAGTCAGACGAAGATCTTATTCCTCATGTTGACGAAGAGCTTAATTTCTATGAGAAATTTAAAATTTGTTGGCCAAATTATATTCCTATGGCATCTGTTGGAATATTGTCAATTGCTTGTATTATATCTTCCAATACAATTAATACAAGAAGACAGGCAGCACTTATTAGCGCATATTCTATGTCAGAAAGCATGCTCAAGGAATATCAGGATAAAATAGCTGAAACATTTGGTAAGAAAAAGGAAGAAGAAGTTCGAGATGCTATCCAGGAAGATAGAATTAAGAAGAATCCTCCTAAAGACGAAGAGATTACCATAACTGGTAAGGGCGAAACACTTTGTATGGACGCATATTCCGGAAGATATTTTAAATCCGATATAGAACATATCAAGAAGAAAGAAAATGAGTTTAATGCAGATCTTCTTAGATGTATGGCATTGACTCTTAATGATTGGTATGATTATCTCGGATTAGAGCACATCAAAGTTGGAGAACAACTCGGATGGTCTATATTTGATGAGATGGGTTGCTCAGATGGTGGAAATCTTCTTGAATTCAGGCACACATCACATCTTACTGAAGACGGTATTCCGTGTCTTGTAGTTGATTTCTGCAGATATCCGGATGCAAATTATTTGGAATATTGCTAATGGAAAATCTTGGATATTTATCAATAATATGCGTTATATTCATATTATTAGAGTTAATTTATTTTAATAAGGAGTAAAATATGGAAATTTTAAGTGAACAAATTGTTGGCCAAGGGACTATGATATTTGAAATTATATTATTTTTTATTGTGGAAATTTTAGTTGGTGTGCTTATGTCTTTGATTTTTACTTTTATGGTTTTTGACGATAATAAAATAGCAGGCATAGCCATTGGTGTTTTAATAGCTGCGTTGGTATCTATTCCAATATGCAAATGCATCGATAAGCCACATAAAGAATATAAAGCTATAATATCCGAAGATACGTTGTTTTATGATATTTATAACGAATATGAAGTCATAAATCAAGAAGGAAAAATATTTACATTGATAAAAAAGGAGTAAAATAGCCATGAAACCATTATCTAGAATGTCCAAGGGAGATATTAAAGCCCTTGAAGATTATAATGAAAAAGAACAAATTAGATATGAAGAAGAATTAGAAGCAGAAATAGCCAGTTTAAACGATGAGATTTTTCTTTTAAAAAAGCAGATTGATATTTTAACAAGAGAAGTAATTCGTTTAGAAAAAGAAGGACGTGTTTCAATTTATTAACGAAAAAGGAGTAAAATAGCCATGAAAAAAATGATAGTTATATCTTTTAGTAATTGGTGCGAAAAAGTAACTAAAAAATATATTTATGATCGAATATACTTTTGTTTATTTGGTAAAAAATTTATAACTATATTTGCTAGAAGAATTAGGGTGGAATATTATAAAGAATATATTTATAAAAGATATCCTAAAGATATAGCAGATTATATTTTATTTGTAAGAGGAGTAAAATAGCCATGAAAGAAGTATTATTTAGAGGAAAAACACCGTCAGAATTTACAATAGACAAAGAATATAATTGTCTTGAGGTCAACGATATTTGGGTTTATGGTAATTTAATTCATGAATCATCCATAGATCCTATAAGCAAAGTAAAAATTGAATATTATGGAATAAAAGAAAATGACTCTTATTGTGAAGTAGCTCGACAATATCCAGTAAAAGACTATACAATAGGCCAATACACTGGAATAAAAGATATTCATTTGAACAAAATCTTTGAAGGAGATGTTGTAAGATCATCAAATTTTGTTCAGGGTGTTGTTGTATATTTAGAAGCAGTTGGTGCTTATATTGTATCAACAGAACCTCCGGAAGTCATAACAACTGATGAAAATTGGAATAGTGATATGGATTGGATATTTATATGCGATTGCAGAGATCTGGAAGTTGTCGGAAATATTGTTGATGGAATTTTTATTCATCCGAAAACAAACATAGAAGATATATCAGATCTGGATTCTAAAGGATTAAATGATATTCTTGCCGAGGAGGATTCTAATGAAAATAATAACAATTAAAGATTGTTACGAGCTTAGAAGAAAATTTTTAAAATACTCTGAAACCGCGGAACAACACGAATCTATTATACTTCTATATTTTCATATTTATATGAATGAGATAATTAAAGAATATGAAAAAGCTGAAGGAATAGCAGATCAATCAGGAGCAAGAGCTATGTTTAGAGTTATTTTAAGAATTATCGGAGAAGATTTTTCAGAATATGAGGAGGATCCAGATGAAAATAATAGCTAGAAAAAATATAAGCGAAATGTATTCAGATCTTAGTTATATGAATGACGAACAACTTATGAAAAAATTTAAAGATATTGTTACTTCTAAAATTTTAAAAGAAGTTGAAAAATATATAGAATACAGACTTGTTCGCGATTCAGAATACGGAGATTTTATAGAAGCCGTTATACATGTTGCATCTAATGCCGATTTTTTATGTAATTCATATGGCTCATTAGCATCATTAGAACTTCCAAAAGAAGCAATAGAAGATATTTATAAAAAATCAATTGAAGATATGAAAAAATATAAGGAGGATTCAGACAATGCTGGTCTGTGATATCTGTAAAAAAGAAATAAAAAATCATACAAAAAATATTGTCAAATTTCAAAAGCTTGGATGTTTTGATAATACATATGAGGTTTGTGATGATTGTCGAGAAGATATTCAAAAATTTGTATTTGCTTTGAAAGTCAAAAAAGGATACGATGAGGATTCGCTAGCATCATTTGCACTTCCGAAAAATCCTATGAATCCTATAAAATTTGAAACAGTAAGTCCAGAACCATTAACTTTATGGGAAAAATTGGAGAAATATAAGCGAGTTGTACGAGGGGATGAGGGAGACAGAGAATGAAATTTTATAGTTATTATGTAATTTATGAAATAGGTTCAGAAAAAAAGATGGAAACTTTTGCAAGCCGAAAGCAAGAGGATAGTTTCAAGTCATTATGCATTAATAATGGTTGGAAAATAATAAGCACAAGTAAAACAAGTGTTTTTCCATATTGAGCGATTTGCAAAGGAGAAGATCCAAATGCTAAAGACGATTAACGATATCAAAAACGAGAAACTTCTTTATATTTGTGACCGTAAAAAGTGTGAGCACTGTATATATACGTGCAAATATACAGCGGATATTAATCATGCAAAATACAGAAAAGAGAATAGGATATTTCAACCTGGAATGACATATGATGCATGGGAAGAAATTGAATATTCCGATATTTTGGAGGTAGTATATTGAAAACGAAATTTGATCTTTATGTGTGCAACAAAAAGAAATGTAAAGAATGCATGTTCCCCGGATGTGCATACACCAGTTCTAAATCATTTGCATTTGTTGATAGTCCAGTAAGAGAGGTTCCTGATAATACTATTTACGATGGTTCTTATATTTTAAGAAAAAATTCTAAGAACGAGTATTATAGAAATCGCACAAAAAACAGATGTTATAATAGAAAGAATAAATAATTAATTCTTTCGGAAAGGAGCTTAATATGCAGAAAATCGAAGAAATCAAAGAGAAGATCCGCGACAATAAGGAAAAGATTATCAAAGGTGTTCTTGGATTTGTAGGAGTTGTATCCGGTATTTTACTTATCGGAAAGATCACTAAAGATTCAAGCGATACTGATATTCTTGAATTGGAGTCCGAATCGGAAGATATTTCTGAAGAAGTATCAACCGAAGAAGAATAATTACTTTATTCTCAAAAAACTTTAAGGAGTCTTAATTACAAGGCTCCTTATATTTTTTAAAAAAGGAGCTATATTTATGGAAAAAATTAAAACTATTAAAGCCGTTTCAAGATTCGCAACTTCAATAGGAGTAGGAACTATTGTCGGAAATGGAATAAAATTGGCGAATTCTGCTGGAACGCTTAATCCCATTACAAAAGTTTGTGTATTTGTTGCTGATATTGCAATCTCTGGATTAATTTCCGAAAAAGCTTGCAACTATATGGATAAACAAATAGACGAAGTCGCAAATCTTTTCAAGGAATTTAAAGAAAAGGAGGCAGAAGAAGATGGCGAATCATGATATTGAAATAAAGGTCGATAATGGCGGAAGTGATATAAGAAATATATCAATATCTGCACCATCTAATTCTAATAAAGAGAAAAAAGAGCAAAAAGAAAAACAAAAAAGAGAAAAAATAATAACGGGTAATGTTATTAGAAAGAAACCAAGTTTATCTCGAAAAGTATCGGATGTATTTTTAGGCGATGATATGGATAACATTAAAGATTATATTATATTTGATGTTATCATACCAGCTATTAAAGATACATTTTTTGATGTTATAACTGGTGGATTATCTATGACATTATTTGGAACGACCAGTAGAAAAAACCCGAAGTTATATAGTAACAAGGGAAATACTTATGTAAGTTATAATTCTATATATAACTCAAAAAAAGAAACTCAGAGACCTAGTAGTATAAGCAGATCTAGATCTTTGTATAATTTTGATGAGATTATATTAGAATCAAAAGCAGAGGCAGAAGAAGTTTTAGGAAATATGGTAGATCTTATTGACGATTATGAGATAGCAAGCGTTGGGGATCTTTATCAATTCCTTGGACTTCCTAGTGAATTTACAGATCAGAGTTATGGATGGACAAATCTTTCATCTGCATCTGTAAGAAGAGTGCGCGAAGGTTATATTTTACACCTTCCTAAACCAGAATTAATAAAATAAAAAGGAGCTTAATTATGAATTTTAATGCTTTAAAAGATTCAATCGTAAAAACAGCTAGCATGGTTGGCTTGAAAACCAAAAAGCATAGCCCAGAGATTCTTTTAGTTACAGGAATTATCGGGATTGTTGGTGGTACAATAATGGCTTGCAAAGCATCAACAAAAGTTGAAGATACCATCAAAGAAAACAGAAAAGATATTGAAACCCTTAAACTTGGTTATGAAGATTACAAAAAAGATTATTTAGGAAAGGTAGATGAAGAAACTCATGATCTTTTTATTAGGGATTATCGCCGCGATTTGTTTAATAGCTATTTGCATTCGGGTCTTAATTTGGTTAAGCTGTACGGGCCTGCGGTTGTTATGGAAGTTGGCGGGATCATTTGTATTTTGTGTTCTTACAATATTATTAATAAGCGTAATATTGCTTTAATCGCTGCTTATGAAGCTGTTCAGGGAAGCTTTAATAAATATCGTGACCGTGTTATAAAGGAATTCGGAGAAGATATTGATAAAAAGTTCCGTTATGGCATGGACGAACAGATTCTCGATAAAATAGTAGTAGATAAAGACGGAAATTCAAAGGTGGAAAAAGAAGAAGTAACAACTATTGACATGCCAAGTGATTATGCAAGATTCTTTGACGAGACATCCACCGAATGGACAAAAACTCCAGAATATAATTTAAATTATTTAATACATCAGCAGCAATGGGCAAATGACATGCTTCACGCAAGAGGATATTTATTCCTTAATGAAGTTTATGATGTTCTTGGAATTCCGAGATCGCAAGTAGGCCAGCTTGTTGGTTGGATTGATGGTCCTGAAGGAAAGGATAGATTTGTAGATTTTCATATTTGGGATCTTAACAATGATGAAAAGAGAGCATTTGTAAATGGCTATGAACGTTCGATTCTTCTTGATTTTAATGTGGATGGTGTTATCTATGATAAAATTTAGCGGAGATTACAACGAGCTTTATTCTCAAATGAAAGATTATATACATGATTTATTAATAGGCCATGTAGAATTTGTTGCCGATAAATTATTGGAACAATCTGGAATAAACGAAGAACCGGTAATAAAGCAATTGAAAAAAGCTGGAGTTACAAGTACGCAAATAGCTTACGTTGCTTTATCTTTAGACGATAGTGAAGAATCTAAAGTATTTACTGATGTTTTAGCAAATGTTTTAGGTATTAAGGAGGAATAAAAATGAAATTAAGCGATAAAGAAAAAGCATGGGCAAAGGCAGCTCTTTCGAGGGCTGTCAGAACCATGGCGCAGATCATGCTGACTTATATTACTTTAGGTGCAGTAACAAAAGATATTAATTGGAAAGAAATGGTTTCTGCTGGAGTAGTAGCGTTTTGTTATTCTATTCTGACGAGTGTTGTTAAGAGACCTCCGGAGTCAAAAGATATTCCTGATGGAGGAACTATTGTTCTTTCTAATCCAGAGTATGATGGAGATATTGGCCACATATCATTTAAACTAAATCATGGTATCGATGATTTAGAAGATGGCTCTAAAGTTACATTTCTTTGTGTAGATAATATGGACGATAAATTCAAAGAGATATTTAGAGGAAACTCGGCATCTTCTTCAATGGAATTTGATGATAACGAAAAGGAGTAAAAAATCATGTTAGAAAAAATAGCCTTATTTGCTCTTGGATTTTCTATTGGTGGATTCACACTTATGACTCTAACAGAAAAGCATTATGAACATATTTGTGATGAAGAGATAGAAAAAGCAAAAGAATTCTATGAAGAAAAATTTAAAAAAGAGGTCGACGATATTTATTATTCTTGGGAAGCTCAGCAAGAGTTAGATGAAGAAACTGTAGAAGATATAAATAAAGATTATGATTCTGGTTTCTTAAAAGATACTCTTGAAGAAATAATAGATGGAGTCGAAGACGACGAAGAGCAAGAACTTTTAAATAATGCCATAGGAGATGATGGTATTATAGAAATTGATGGAGAGGAGTATAATATTACGATTGATACAAACGAACCTATTTGTGAAGTTCCTTATGTTATAACTGAAGAGGAATTTTCATCAGAAAAACTTCATTATGATAAAATGTCTGCTGTATATTATGCAGACGGAACTCTTGTTAATGAAGACGAAGAGATGATAGAAATAGGAGATACAGTTGGTTATGAGGTTCTTGATGAACTTATAAATAATGATACGGTTTACGTAAGGAATGAAAAACTCGGAATCGATTATATGATAACTTCAACTAATAATTCTTATGCAGATTATATTTTAGGAGGAGAGTATGACGATTTTGAAGATAAAAATACAAAGAGAGGAAAAATAAAAGATGAGAGATAGATTTTCTGATTCTCTTTATAACGATACTGATATTAATGAACAGTATTTTCTTTATCTTTGTAGGCTCATAGGTATAAATAATTTTGAAAAAACGCCATTTAAAGGAATGCTAAAAATATTATATAACTATGAGTTTTATTGGGTAGTTGAGATGGACGCTAATAGAATAGAGGACACGATATCTCTTAAAGACGATTTTAAGTATAATACAAATTATATTAATTATGATCAGATTTATGATTTTTGTTCTGTTCTTGAAATTTTAGTAGTTCTCGCAATTTCTATGAACGATAATTTAGAATCTCTTGGAGTTCCATATTGGTTTTGGCATATGATAAGTAATCTCAATATTAATTACGAAGATGATCTTACAAATAAAGAAGCTATGGAAATTATGGATATTTTAAAGCGCTTTGTAAATAGAGATTATTCTGAATATGGGCTACTATTTCCAATAAAAAATCCTAAAAAAGATCAAAGAAAAGTCGAATTATGGTATCAAATGAACGAATATTATAATGAGAATTTTTGAAAAAATGCTAAAATTGTGACACTTTTGTAACGTTTTTAAGAATAATAAATTTTATATTTTGTAAAAAATAGCAAAATTTTTAAATTTGTGACACTTTTGTGACACTTTTGTGACACTTTTGTGACACTTTTGAAAACCCGGGAAGCCTTGATACATAAGGGTTTGCAGGCATTTTGTTACGTTTTTACACTTTTTTCTTAAAAAACTTTTTAAAATAAATAAAAATATAAAAAAGTTTTTAGCAAATTTTTTGCAAAAATGTCACACAATAGCAAAAAGGAGCATAGTTTAATGGATTTTGTTGAGGTTAAAGAAAAAGCTACTAGAAACGGAATTTTAGAAATTTACCCCAACTTTAAAGTCAAAAGATGTAAAGATCTGATGGTTCGAGGAAAATCCTTTTATGCTGTTTGGGATGAAGAAAGAGGAATGTGGTCCACTGACGAGTATGATGTTCAACGTTTAGTAGATAAAGAGCTTATGGATTATAAAAATAATCTAAAAACTACAATGCATGTTGTTGTAAAAACACTAGGCGATTTCTCATCTGGAATGTGGACTATATTTCAAAACTATGTCGCAAAACAGCCGGACTCGTCTCATCCATTAGATGAAAAAATTATATTTTTAGACGATAAAATAACCAAGACAGATTACGTTAGTAAACGGCTAAGCTATTCTCTTAACGATGGAGATTGTCCAGCTTATAATGAATTAATGGACGTTTTATATTCTCCAACAGAAAGAGAAAAAATTGAGTGGGCTATAGGTGCTATATTTGATGGAGACGCAAAAGATATTCAGAAGTTTATAGTTTTGTATGGTGAAGCAGGAACTGGTAAGTCAACTGTTTTAAATATTATACAAAAACTATTTGAAGGATATTATACAACTTTTGAAGCTAAGGCATTAACATCATCAAATAATTCTTTTGCCACAGAAGTATTTAGAGATAATCCTCTAGTTGCTATTCAGCATGATGGAGATTTATCTAAAATTGAAGATAATACAAAACTAAATTCTATTGTCTCGCATGAATATATGACAATGAATGAAAAGTATAAAGCTTCATATACTTCTAAGACAAATTGCTTCTTATTTATGGGTACTAATAAACCTGTAAAAATTACAGATGCAAAATCTGGTATTATAAGAAGATTGATCGATGTAAAGCCAACTGGTAATAGAGTTCCTCCGAAAAAGTATCAAGTACTTATGTCTCAGATAAATTTTGAATTGGGCTCAATCGCAAAACATTGTTTGGATGTATATCATAGTTTAGGAAAAAATTATTATTCTGATTATGTTCCGATGGATATGATTCTTCAAACTGATGTGTTCTTTAATTTTATAGAATATAATTATGATATTTTTAAAGAACAAGATGGCACTAGTTTATCAGCGGCTTATGCTATGTATAAGCAATATTGTGATGAAGCGTTAATTGATTTTAAACTTCCACGATATAAATTTAGAGAAGAACTTAAAAACTATTTTAAAGAGTTTGACGATGTTACAAGAATCAATGGTAAACAGGTAAGAAGTTATTATTCTATATTTTTAAAAGATAAAATAATTAATCCTGTTAAAAAGATTAAAGAAAAACCATATTCTTTAACATTAGATAGTTCCGAATCTATATTTGATAAAGAATGTGCAGATTGCAAAGCTCAATATGCATCAAAACAAGAAACGCCGCTTAAAAAATGGGAAGAAATAACTTCTACTTTGTCTGAAATAGATACACATAAGCTACACTTTGTTAGAGTTCCGGAAAATCATATTGTTATTGATTTTGATATTAAAGATGAAAACGGAAATAAATCTCTAGAAAAGAATATTGAAGCTGCTAGTAAATGGCCCCCTACATATTCTGAAATTAGTAAAGGTGGAAACGGATTACATCTTCATTATATTTATGATGGAGATCCTTCAAAGCTATCTAAAGTGTATGATGATGAAATAGAAGTTAAAGTGTTCTCTGGAAATAGTTCGCTTAGAAGAAAATTAACAAAGTGTAATAATATTCCTATTGCACATATTTCTTCTGGGTTACCATTGAAAGGAGACAAAATGGTAAATTTTAGTTCTGTAAAAAATGAAAAAATATTAAGATTAAGAATTCAAGATTGTTTAGAGAAAAAGCATCATGGTTATACAAAACCAGAAATCGATTATATTTTAAAAATATTAGATGATGCATATTCTTCAGGAATGTCTTATGATGTTACAGATTTAAGACCAAAAATTTTAGCGTTTGCTAATAACAGCTCTCACCAATCTGATTATTGCATAAAAGCTGTTACAAGAATGAAGTTTCAATCAGATGAACCTTCTGAAAATATTCAAGAATATTCAAATGATGAACTTGTATTCTATGATGTTGAAGTTTTTCCAAATTTATTTTTAGTAAATTGGAAATTTAAAGGAAAAGGTCGTAATGTTGTAAGAATGATTAATCCTAAACCGACGGATATCGAAGAATTATTAAAAATGAAGTTGGTAGGATTTAACTGTAGAAGATATGATAATCATATTTTATATGCTAGATATATAGGATATGATAATAAAGAACTATTTAATCTTTCGCAAAGAATCATTAAAGAAAGTAAGAATTGTATGTTTAAAGAAGCGTATAACATTTCTTATACTGATGTTTATGATTTTTGTGCAAAAAAGCAAAGTTTAAAAAAATGGGAGATAGAACTTGGTATACATCATCAAGAATTAGGTCTTCCATGGGATCAGGATGTTCCAGAAGAACTTTGGGAAAAAGTTGCTGAATATTGTGATAATGATGTTATTGCTACTGAAGCAGTATTTGATGCTAATGAAGCAGATTTTGTTGCAAGACAAATATTAGCGGATATTAGCGGATTATCATTAAATGACACCACAAATCAGCATACAACAAAGATTATATTTGGAGATGATCCTAATCCTCAAAGTCAATTTGTATACACAGATCTTTCTACTATATTTCCTGGATATACTTTTGAAAAAGGTAAAAGTTTATATTTAGGAGAAGAAGTCGGAGAAGGCGGATATGTTTATGCTGAACCTGGTATGTATACAAATGTTTTCTTGTTGGATATTCAATCAATGCATCCGACAAGTATTGAACAGTTAAATTTATTTGGTCCTTATACAGAAAGATTTAGCGATCTTAAAAAAGCAAGAATTCTTATAAAACATGAAGAATTAGACGAGGCTTCTAAAATGTTCGATGGAAAACTTAAAAGATATTTAGATGATCCATCGTTATCAAAAGCTTTATCATATGCTTTAAAAATTGCTATTAATTCTGTTTATGGATTAACATCTGCTAAGTTTGATAATAAATTTAAAGATCCTAGAAATATTGATAATATTGTTGCAAAACGAGGAGCTTTATTTATGATCAATCTTAAGAATGAAGTTCAAAAAAGAGGTTATACTGTTGCACATATAAAAACCGATTCAATTAAAATACCAAATGCATCAAAAGAAATTATTGATTTTGTTATGGATTATGGAAAGCAGTATGGTTATATTTTTGAACACGAAGCGACATATGATAAAATGTGTCTTATAAATAATGCTGTGTATATTGCCAAAATTGGTGAAGAGTGGACTGCCACCGGAGCGGAATTTGCTCATCCATATGTTTTTAAAAAGATGTTTTCAAAAGAAAAAATTGAATTTGAAGATCTTTGTGAAACAAAAAGCGTTACATCAGCATTATATTTGCTTTTTAACGAAGATGATGAAGAGAATAAAGATTATCATTTTGTTGGAAAAGTTGGATCATTTTGTCCTATAGCTCCAGGAAAAGGTGGAGGATTACTTTTAAGAGAAAAAAATGGTGAATATCATTACGCTACAGGAGCAAAAGGATATAGATGGATGGAATCAGAAATGGTAAAAAATCTAGACAAAATTCAAGATATTGATAAAACATATTTTAGAAATCTCGTTGATTCCGCTATAAAAGATATTTCAAAATTTGGAGATTATTATTGGTTTATTTCTGATGAAGAATATCCGGCAGAAGAAGATTTTGATTTACCATGGTATAACGATGAAGAATTAGAAAAAATGAAAGGAGCCAAAAATAATGGCAAAGAATAGTATATCAATTGAAAACGCAAGAATAGGTTTTAGAAATTTTTCAGGTGCAGAAGGAAAGTTTAATCCTAAAGGAAAAAGAAATTTCTGTGTATTTTTAGATCCAGAAATTGCATCTATTCTTATTGAAGATGGATGGAATGTAAGATTTTTGAATCCCAGAGATGAAGATGATGATCCTCAGGCATATTTGCAGGTTTCTGTTGGATTTGAAAATTATCCTCCTAAAGTTATTCTTATAACAAGTAGAGGAAAAACTATTCTTGATGAGGACTCGGTTAATATTCTTGACTGGGCAGAAATTAAGAATGTAGATCTTGTAATTCGTCCATATTCTTGGGAAGCAAATGGAAAAAGTGGCATAAAGGCATATTTGAGATCCGCGTGGATTACAATTGAAGAAGACGAATTTGAGTCTAAATATGCTGATGTTCCTGACAGTGCTTACAATTCAATTTCAAATGAATAATGAAATTAGAATTAAATGATAGTCAAATAAAGGCTATTAATTCTCTTAAGTCTGGCGCCATCTTAAATGGTGGCGTCGGATCTGGGAAATCTAGAACTGCTTTAGCATATTTTTTCATTAAAGAATGTAAGGGATATATTGAAGTTAATGGTAGAGGAAAATATATTCCTATGGAAAAACCAAAAGATCTATATATTATAACAACTGCTAAAAAAAGAGATTCATTGGAATGGGAAAAAGAATCAATTCCGTTTTTGTTTGAAACAAATAATATATTTTTTAAAATTGATTCCTGGAATAATATAGCTAAATATATTAATGTAAAAAATTCATTCTTTATATTTGATGAACAAAGATTAATAGGATCTGGTGTTTGGGTAAAATCATTTTTAAAAATTGCAAAGAATAACAATTGGATTTTATTAACTGCTACTCCAGGAGATGTTTGGATTGATTATGCTCCAGTTTTTATAGCTAATGGTTTTTATAAAAATAGAACAGATTTTATTAGGCAGCATGTTATATATAATAGTTTTCTTAATTATCCTAAAATAGAAAGATATGTTGATTGTAGAAAACTAATACATTATAAAAAGTTAATAACAGTTAATTTGTCTTCTGAAAAACAAAACATAAAAATAATTAATGACTTAAAAGTAAGTTTTAATAAAGATTTATATTTGAAAGTTGTTAAAGAAAGATGGAATGTTTTTGAAGATAGGCCAATAAAAAATGCTAGTGAATTTTGTTTTACTCTTAGAAAGATAGTTAATAGCGATACTAGTAGATTAGAAAAACTAAAAACTATATTTTTAAGACATAAAAAAGTAATTGTTTTCTATAATTATAATTATGAATTAAATATTATTGAAAAGTTTTGTAAAGATAATAATATAACATATTCTCAATGGAATGGCCATAAACATGAACAAATACCAGATGAAAACTCATGGTTATATTTAGTTCAATACACTTCTGGATGTGAAGGATGGAATTGTATAATCACAAATTGTATATTTTTCTATTCGCAAAATCCATCTTATAGAATAACAGAACAAGCATCTGGTAGAATAGATAGAATGAATACTCCGTTTGAAAAGTTATATTACTATTATTTATATTCAGATTCTACAATAGATAAGGCAATTATAAGAAATAGAAACAACAAAAAGACTTTTAATGAAACAGAATTTGCCGCTAATTGTATTTTTTAGATTCGCGCCATATACAAATGGTATAATGGAAAGGAAGTAGAATAACTGAAATACAAATATTATTTTTTTTGTAGGAGCTCTTTATGTTAGAAAATACTTTCAAAACAAATCTCGTAAATGAGATAGAAAAAATGTTTCCTGGCTGTATAATTATTCATCCTAGTCCTAATGAAATTCAAGGATTTCCAGATTTGGTTATATTGTATAAAAATACATGGGCCGCTTTAGAGGGTAAAAAAAATAAAAACTCTATAAAACAACCAAATCAGGAATATTATGTTGATCTTTGTAATCAAATGTCATTTTCCCGATTTATATATCCTGAAAATAAGGAGGAAGTGCTTTATGAACTTCAACAAGCATTTAGATTTAGAAGGTAAGCATGCTCCTTTTGGAGCCAGTCAATATCATTGGGTTAATTATACTCCAGAAAAATTAGACATGGTATATTCTTCTCTTAAAGCAAAGGAAAAAGGAACTGAACTTCATGAATTTGCTAAAAGATGTATAGAATTAGGAATTAGATTGCCAAAAACAAAAAAGACATTAAATATGTATGTTAATGATGCTATTGGTTATAAAATGACGCCAGAACAAGTGTTATATTTTTCTGATAACTTTTTTGGGACTGCAGATTCTATTTGTTTTAGAAAAAATTTTTTAAGAATTCACGATTATAAATCTGGTATTACCCCGGCATCAATGAAACAATTAGAAATATATATGGCTTTATTTTGTTTGGAGTATAAAATCGATCCATTTTCTATTGGTAACGAATTAAGAATATATCAAAATAATCAAGCATTATTAGAAGAAGCAGATGCTAATGATATAAAAGATATAATGGATAAAATTATATTTTTTGATAAAAGAATAGAAGAAAGAAATGCGAGGGGTATTTTATGAGCGAAGATTATTTAGCGCATATAGGCAAAGGCCATTTAGATGGTGGACACTCAGGAAGATATCCTTGGGGATCTGGAGAAAACCCATATCAACACGAAAGCTGGTTTCTTAATCGAGTAAAACAGTTAAAAAACGAAGGAATGACCGAAAGCGAAATTGTTGAAGCTATTGGACCAGAAGCAAAAGAAGTTATGGGGATAGATGTTACATCTGTTAGTCAATTAAGAGCGAGAAAATCTATTGAAACCCATGAACTTCGTGCTGCAAGATCCTCGACAGCATATCGATTAAAAGAAAAAGGTTTATCTAATGTAGAAATAGGAAAAATGATGGGATTAAATGAATCTTCTGTTAGAAATTTATTAGATCCTCATTTAAAAGTAAAAAATGACATTTTAGATTCTACTGCTAAAATGTTAAAAGAAAATGTTGATAAAAAAGGATTTATTGATGTTGGTTCTGGTACCGAAATTCAACTCGGTATCTCTAGACAAAGGTTGAAAACTGCGATTGCTGTTTTAAAAGAACAGGGTTATAATGTATATTATATTGCAGAACACCAAATTAATCAACCAATAGGACAAAATACATCAATAATGGTTTTAGCTCCTCCTGGAACAGAATGGAAAGATGTAAATAAAAATAAAGATAAAATACATTTAATAAAAGAATATTCTGAAGATGGAGGATTAACTTGGTTAAATATTGAGGCCCCTCAAAGTGTAAGTTCTAAAAGAGTTGAAGTAAGTTATGCAGAAGATGGCGGAAAAGAAAAAGATGGACTTATAGAGCTTAGAAGAGGAGTTCCTGATATATCTCTTAATCAGGCAAAGTATGCTCAAGTAAGGATAGCAGTTGATGGTACACATTACCTTAAAGGAATGGCAGTTTATAGCGATGATCTTCCAGAAGGAATTGATATAAGATTTAATACAAATAAGCATAAAGGAACACCAATGCTTGGCGAAAAAGATAATTCTGTATTAAAGCCGTTAAAAGATGATCCTGATAATCCATTTGGATCTACAATAAAACAAAGACATTATATTGATTCCGATGGAAAAGAAAAACTATCTGCAATAAACATTGTTTCCGAAGAGGGAGCATGGGAAGATTGGTCAAAAAGATTTTCTAGTCAATTTCTATCTAAACAAGAACCATCATTTGCAAAAAAGCAATTAGATATCAAATATAAAGAAAAATTGCAAGAATATGAGGAAATAGAAAATCTTACAAATCCATCTGTTAAAAAAAGATTATTGGATTCTTTTGCCGACGATTGCGATTCTTCTGCTGTAAAATTATATGCTGCCGCTCTTCCAAGAACTGCAAATCATGTAATAATTCCTTTTCCAGAAATAAAAGACAATGAAGTATATGCTCCAAATTTTAATGATGGAGAAAGAGTTGTTTTGGTTAGACATCCTCATGCTGGAAGATTTGAAATTCCCGAATTAATTGTTAATAATAAGTATTCAAAAGCTAAAAAAACACTTGGACAAGCTCCTGATGCAATTGGAATAAATTCTAAAGTTGCTGAAAAGTTATCTGGTGCTGATTTTGATGGCGATACAGTTCTTGTAATCCCGAATAATAAAGGACAAGTTAAAACTTCAAAATCTTTAAAAGATCTTGAAAATTTTGATCCTAAAGAAGCTTATCCAGCATATGAAGGAATGCCGAGAATGTCAAAGAAAACAAAAGAGCTCGAGATGGGAAAGATTTCGAATCTTATAACCGATATGACGCTTCATAATGCTCCTCCAGCAGAATTAGCAAGAGCAGTAAAGCATTCTATGGTTGTAATAGATGCCGAAAAACATAATTTAAATTATAAACAATCTGCTAAAGATAATAGAATAGCCGAATTAAAAGAAAAGTATCAGGGTGGAAAAACAAAAGGTGCTTCAACTTTAATTTCTCTTGCTAGTTCAGAAAAAGATGTTCCGAAAAGAAAAGATACTCATAAAATAGATGAGGAAGGAAGAAAGATTTATGAGGAAACGGGAGAAACTTATGTTAATAAAAGCGGAAAAACTGTTATAAGAACTCAGAAATCTACTCATATGGCAGAAGCAAAAGATGCCTATGAATTATCTTCCGGAACTGTCATGGAAAATGTATATGCAGACCATGCAAATAAATTAAAAGCCCTTGCTAATAAATCAAGAAAAGAAGCTAGGGAGCTAAAAGGTTTGGAATACTCCCCCTCTGCAAACAAAGCATACAAAAAAGAAGTTGAGTCTCTCGATTCAAAATTAAGATTAGCAGAAGCTAACTCCCCATATGAAAGGAGGGCGCTTATCCTTGCTAATCAAACCCTATATGCTAAAAAGAAAGCAAACCCCGACATGACAAAAGAAGAAGCAAAGAAAATTGGAGCACAAGCAATGGCTGCTGCAAGAACAAAAGTCGGAGCTCACAAAGAAGTAATTGGATCGGATAAAACCCCTCTTACAGAAAGAGAATGGGAAGCAATTCAATCTGGTGCCATAACACCAACAAAATTAGAAAGAATACTTAATAACTCTAATCTCGATGTAATAAAGAAGTATGCCACACCAAGAACAACAAAGCTCATGACACCAGCAAAGGTATCAAGAGCCAAATCTATGCTTGCTGCTGGATATACTCAGGCCGAAGTTGCTGATGCATTAGGTGTTTCTGTTTCTACTCTTAAGAATAACATTTAGAAAGGATGATAGAATTGGATGAATTTTTAACAACTATTGACAATCCTTATGATCCTTTTACACAATTTGATGAATGGTATGCTTATGATACTCAAAAAAACTATCACACTTGTGAACTTTTAGCAAGATTTGCTAGAACTTCTGATGAATTAACAGAAAAAGAAAATAACGAAGAGATTAATCGAGCAATTTTAGAGATTCTTTCTAGCGATTTTGGCGAAATGTACAAAGTAGTTAGAGAACAGAAGGACTAAAAAGAGACCGGGGGAGGGTAGTTCCTCCCTTGGCCCCCCTTCTAAAT